CCACTCCGAACGCCATTGAGTGTAAGGAAGCTTTTCTGTCTTAAGGATGCTGTGTTGGGGCGCGCCCCTTCACAACTGCAGAGCAGCTTCGCGCTGTTTTGCCTTCCGGTGGTGTCCTCCTGTCATAAAAGGGAGGACAGAAGGTCCAGGAGCGATGAGGCTCCTCGACCATTGGTGGGTGCCCCTGACAAGGGCACCAAAGCGTCTGATGTAAAACAGACGGGTCAGGCCCATGCTTCGCGCTGGGCCAATGTTGACCTTAAACAGATTCAGGGGTTGCATAGGGTGTTGCAGAGCCTCTGGATCCTTCTTGGATTACCTTCATTGGTAATCCCCCTACCACCCCTTGGAAAGGGTGGTCGTAACTCTATCCGCAAGGATAGGGAGAAGTTCCTTGACTGTATGCATAAGACAAGGAAGCTCATTGTTGAGTACGCTCAACATAAGATCGCCTTCGTTAAGAAGGTGAAATACCACTGTAATATATTACGGTCGGTGAAGATCGTCGGCAAAACCGATGATAAGTGGAAGCAGGCTTTATACCAGCTTCTCCCGAGGTGTCTTGCGAGAGACATCATCAGGCGTCATGATTTTGACGCATGCTTCCAGATCTCGTTCTTGGCGAGAGCTCTCCCTCGTCCGATTGAATCAGACGAAATCGTCGCTTCAACAAAGAAGCAACAAATAGATACTTTGTGTAATAACAAAGTCAAACATAGTCGCAGCCATGATTGGATCTGCGACAATATAGCGGCATGGGCTACGAGCATCAGGCCGGATTGGGAGTCTAAAGAATTGGACCCCGGGACAGGCAGTTCTTCTGCATGTCTTGAGCGACCCCGTAGTAAAGGGGGTCGCCAGTTAGAGTTCTTTACGGAACTCCGTGAGTCCGACATTCACGTCGATCTCATTCAAGCTATTAAGAATAATGCTTATGCCTTCTTTACAGGGGAGGCTGAACCTCTGACCAACGTTGGTCAGACTTGGAGAGCATACCTCAAAGAGGTACTCTCCACCTGGACATCTCATTTAAATGAGTGTGTCATTTCCAAGGGTTTAACCATGGAACATAAGACCGTGGCCGTTTTAGAATACGGCCACAAGGTCCGCATGGTGTCATGTTCACCATGTATGCTGGTATCCGTTTCGGAGGGATACAGAAGAGTCCTATTTTATGAGACTCTATTTTCGCTGCGCGGTTGTCGTGCAGCACTCCAGGATCTCGAGCTTAAAATCTCGAGGCCATCTGATTCCCGCGATCAAGGATCGCAGAGATATATCTTTTCGAGTGATCTCTCGAAAGCAACGGACGAGCTCTCGCTCGACGTAATACAGTCCTGCGCAATGGGGATTGGTGTGCCTCCGTATTTGGTTACGGGGGGGACTATCCGCGGTGGCGGAAAGATAACCAGGGGAACCCTTATGGGTATTCCCTGTTCATGGCCCATTCTTAATATTATTCACTATCGAATAGGCCTACTCGTCGATAAGGACGAGAATTTCATGATAAAGGGTGATGACCTTATATCATATTGGACTTTCCGACAAATCGAAAAGTATAAGAAGCTCTGCAGCATTGTCGGCTGGAGAGTTAAGAATGAGTCCTCTTTCGTATCAGAGGACTATGGGATCTTTTGCGAGACCCTTATGACTATCAAGGATTATACCTTGGTACGAGTAGAGACAGGTTATGTGCCTCTACGATGGTTGCATGTGGACACCGATCGTAATATACGGGGGGTCCACATGCCACTTCCCGGTGTCCTTAGTATTGGAGACACCGTTCGTTCGTTCGGCTCTAGAGTCGATCGGTTAGTCTTGATTAAGATTCAAGATTATATCATGAGAGATTGGATCTCTCATGTAAGAAGGATCGGTATCGATCCCTATCTTCCAAAGGAGTTCGGAGGCCTTGGCCTCGAACCCCGGAATAGGTCCCGATGTATAAGACGTCGAGACCGCCAGATTGTGACTTATTATCATAATCATCCTGGAGAACTGATTACAGATTCTCTAAAGTTGTCGTATTCGGCAACTAACAAGGTGATGGACGGTGTAAAGTCCATCGTACGGAACTACTTCCTGAGAAGAATAAAGTTCCGGTTGTTGGATCCTGCTCAGCAGGACCTCCCTAAATGTGGGGAAATACTTCCCTACTTGATGCAGCGCCTCATGGAGGCGACTTATGGCTATGCAGGAATGCAAGCCCCTGAGGCTGACCTTAAATGGATCAGCCCATCTCCGGTCCGTATCATGAACGGACTACGAAAGATGCATAAGCACATGTTATGGCTACATGCGCCTGCATTTGAATGGACATACGGCGGAGCGTATGGCCTACGTCATCGGGTTTACCCTGACTTTAAAAGTGCGATTGTATATAAATTTACATCGCTGGATACGACCATCATGGATGATGATCAACTTGATATGTATATAAGACGTATCAAGAAAGAGCATGGGGATAATATCCACATGCGGGCTGTCCCGTTTTATACGGAACCTACTCCAGATCCGGTATTTTCCGCTCTGGACAAACACTCTCTTAGGGAGTGTATTCGTCTCATGCTGAAGCAAGAGACTCCACGAGCTCCTCCTGAAGAGGAACCTTTTAGGCACGCGTTTGATCGCGGGCCTTTGGGTCGCGCTGCGAGACAGCGCGCAATTGGCGGGGCACGT